TTATCTTCCTGCCATATCCCGTTCCATCTTTTCCGTTAATCCATCAAACACTCCGCAAATTTCTGTTGCATCCTTTTTCCTTCTGGTTTCTGTATAAGCGGAGTAGAAATTTTGTGTAGTAGATACATTCTGATGTCCGAACATTCTTGATACTACTTCAATTGGAACATCATGATCCAGTAGATAAGTCCCTGAAGAACCTCTTAAAGAATGGGGATGCAGGTCTTTGTTAATCCCAGCTTCTTTTAACCATCGCTTCAGTTTTTTATTGAGATTAGACGGTGATAATACATTTTTATTTGTTCCTGGAAAAATCAAATCATCTGCATTTATTCCTTCACATCTTCTATGTAAAATGGTAGCTGCTGCTGCGGGTGGTGTTAAAATTCGGATTGAATTCATTGTTTTTGTACGTCCGTCTTCATAAGCGCCGGTTCGTTTAATGGATAGTTCACCTGTCTTTTGGCTCCAGTCCCTTTTTCTTAGCCCAAGAATTTCTCCTGGACGTGCTCCAATAAGTAAAGCAATCGTAAATACATCTGCGCATGTAATGTCTAAGGGATATTTATTTTCTTCTCTCATCTGTTGAAAATATCTCAGTGCCTTCTCGATTTCATCCCCTACGAGAAAATCTGCTTCTGTTTTCGCAGGTGTACTCTGTTTAAATTGCCTGAGTACAACTGCCGGGGATTTTTCCGGGCGGTACATATAGTATTATTCATCTACAGCGGCCACAACAAGCCGAATGATCCGGTTTAAAGTAGATGCACTATAATATGCATATTCCGGCTCATGTTTTTTCTTTGTCGTACGCTTATCATACCGGGCATTGGAAAGTTCTTTTCTGTAAGCTTCCATATCTTTCATAAATATTCTTTTCCAGAGCAGCTCTGGCATCTACCCGATTTTTTCCGCTGCCTTCCAAACGCTCAACAGTCCCATCAATCAGGGTTACCCATTGCCGAGCTCTTATATACGTATTTCCATATTTTTCATATTTCCGAAAAGTAATATTATTTTTGTTTCCATTTGGATCCGTATTTGTTTTCATAGTCCACCTCATAAATTATTTTCTATTTAGAGTATGGAGAATTGATATCATGCAAAAATAATTAACTCATAACTTTTTAACTTATAAATATTAATTAGAAATAATAATAAATTCAGAATCTAAATTTCCCAGTTTTTTCTGTTATATCTCTTCCAAAATAACACTTATAAATACTTATTAGTAAAAATAATATCTAATTCAGGACCAAAATCTGGTTTTTCTGGTGGAATGGTGGTGGAAAGTCATTTTTCCACCACCATTCCACCAGTTTCCACCAAAAATATCTTAAAAATACTTATTCATCCTTAACACCCAAGACCACAAAAAAATCTCCCCAAACTGCCGGAAACCCTTGATTTTCCTTGCTTTTTAGGGAGATTTTTCTTTCAGATTTAAAGCCACTGGCCGGACTCGAACCGGCGACCCACGCATTACGAATGGGGCTCTATGCGAATAAATATTCACAAAAATATGATAATTGCTGATAAATTCTTGTTTTTATATTGCATATATACACATATAGTTGCATATAATTGCATTTCGTGACGTTTGAATACACCAAATAACACAAATTGGTAGTCAAATGGTAGTCAAAATTGGGCTGGGTTTATTTCCAGCCCCTTCTTAATTTTTATACAATCCATTCTCCTCTGTGCAAATGTCTCCGGCAATTTCAAAAGCTTTTAATGCAGTTGTATCACTTACAAATTTCCCTACATTCCAATTAGATTTTTCTTCCATTTCCATTGCCAACCACATATAGTAAGCCGCTTTCCACGACTGATACAATACCCCAGAACCTGCTATCATATCTTTTACCCCCATATCATATGTAATATGACGATACAATAACCTTTTTGATTGAATCATACAATAGTCGATATAATGACTATATCATCTTGCAAGACCCGGATAGCAGAGAGCACCATCCTGATCCGGGGTAAGGACTACTGGTTCAGTTGCCATGCGACCGGTCTGATCCAGGTAGTACCACTTGCCACTGATCGTCTGAAGGCCTTTGAGCATGGCACCATCGGAGGCAAGGTAATACCAGGAACCTTTGTACTGGTACCAAGTGTCATGGACCATCATGCCGGCTCCATCGAACCAGTACCATTTGTCTCCGTCCTGGTACCAGTCGTTTCTAACATAATTTCCAGAACCGTCTTTTAAATAGAAGCGCCAGCCGCCATTTTCCTGCTGCCAGCCGGATTTCTTTACTGGTTCTGACAACGCTGCCTTGAAGTCTGTCCATAACTGCGGCTGATCCAGCATCTTACGGGGGCAGTGCTTGCGCTTTGCGTCATAGTGCCGGATCACATGATCGGCCCCGATACCTGTCTCCGCCACGATCTGGCGTACAAGCTCCACGCAGTTTGCGCGGGCGGTATCATAGTCGGAGTCTGGGTTGACGCAGATCTCAATGTTGATGCTGTTGGTGTTGGTTACTCCTGCCACCAAAGGCGTACCGTATTGCCTACCTACTGCATAGGCACCGTCTCTGTAATCTAAGGTTTGCACTGCCACTTTATCATCTACATACCAGTGGACAGAGGTGGACAGGTTGCCGTTCCGATGGGCCTGAGCGTGTTTGAGTGCGCCTGCACCCTTACTGTAATTATCTGTCTCGTGGATTACAATCCACACAGGGCGGTTTTGTCCTGCGTAACAATTTATCTGCTTAATCTCTTTTCGTATCTCCATAGCTTACCTCTCCTGCAACACTCTTTTTTCCAATGCTTCCAAACGTGTAACAATATCCTGCTTATCTTGTTTCGCTGAGTAAACAAGATATTTCTCTGGGTTTTTCATCACATCCTCAAGATCGATCTGTGATTTTTCTTCTCTAAATTCGTTGTAATCATATTCCAGATATGACGTTGTTTCCTCATCGTACTTTTCTGTTTTTTGTTCCTCGTTGAGACATATAAAAATGTAAACAAAGCCCCCATCATCCACCACTTTAACAGGTGGCTGTGGATCGAAAAACCTTGCTTTTATCGGCATATGATACCCTCCTTTTACACACACGGGCCACTTCCCGGACTTTATATTTTGCTACAGTTCTAAAGCTGTTTGTATTATCAAAAAATCCCTTATACGACAGACACCGCCTTGCCATTGAGAGCGGTATGGGCTTATGTGTTTTTATTTTGCGGTATGTCCTCATATACACCCGCCGGATGCGTTTCCAAACGCGTTTTCTTATTGTTACATGATCGCGATAGATCTTAAATCCCATCATATCCACAACTCCGCATGGCTGTATCGTCCATTCCTGTTTTATGGTAATCCCCATTTTGGCAGCATAGGATACAATTCTTTTTGCAGCCATATTGAGCAATTTTGCATTTGTTCCCGTAATGTAAATGTCATCCATGTAAAACAACACATGCTTTACCAGATTCACTCTTTCTGCACCTCCTGCTCTCCGCTTCCTGATATGGTACATCCGCTCTGATATCTCGTGATAAAGCTGAGACATATACAGGTTGCAGAGAAACTGAGATAGGTAAGATCCTATACTCAATCCTTTCCGGAACGTTTTAAGGAGCGTATCAACAAGCCACAAAAGCGGATCATTTTTAATGTACCGGGAAAGAAATTCCATCATTTTTTCTCTACTGATACTTTCAAAGCACTTTTTGACATCGAATTTGCCATAATAGCGCAGGGTTTTATCTCTCATCCATTTATAAATTTTCTTCATTCCCCTTACGGGGCCGCGTCCTTTAATGGATGCATATTGATGGACGCCGATCCGAACGCCTATTGGTTCTAATGCATTTACAGCAACATAATCATATATTTGCTGCTTTACATCCTGGATTCCTATTTCCCTGTTTTTCCCACTGGACGGATCCTTGCGCTTTTTGTACCAAATAGGCGGGAATTTGGGATTTCTGGCAATGATCTCTGCGTGAATATCATTTATCACACGCTCAATGCACCAGTCTACCGCAATCCTCCCTCCCCGGTATAGCAAATAATATATCTGTTCCGGAGACAGGATGGTAACACTTGACAGCAGCCGCAGCGTGTCGCGGCGTTTTAATTTATCTGCCAGGCATTGATGCACTGATTTTGATATCAATGCCCTATCAGTTATATCTACTTTTTTACAGTATTTTTTCATATTCTTAGACCTTCCGATTTTTCTTCGATTATCTTTGCGATGGTTTTCGGTTTTTCTACTAGCCACAACACCGGCCTACTGCACCGGTATTCCTTCGCCATTTTACTGGCTCCGGCGGGCCTATAAAAAGAATTTTGGACATCTGCCCGAGAACCTTTTGGTTACACTCTTTTCCAGTGCGAAACATGGTTCAATGCCGCCAATGCGGAAAAATAGATAGATAATATCAGCCGCCGTAGTTCCAGCCAGCCCTGCCAAGCCTGTTCCTGCAGTTCAGGTACGCACAACCAGCGCTCGAGCCGTTCCTGAGATTGCCGCCACACCATGAGTCCTCTATTTTAGGGGAGATCCCCTCTTTGCTTCGCAAATTCACCCCCGACGGCCTTCTTTTAATCGCAGCCGCCGCAGCGCCAGCCAGCCCTGCCAAGCCCGAGCCAGCAGCCCAGGCACGCACAACCAGCGCTCGAGCCGCTCCAGAGAGAGCCGCCCTGCATAAATTCACGGGTTCCGGATGTGGATGTCCCGCCGGAATAAAGCATATCTCCATATCCCTGAGTGCTTCCACTTCCTTTTTTGGCCACAAACCATGCGCCGGTCTTCTTGTCCACTGATATATCTCCTATCCAAAAATCCTTTCCGTCCGGAAGCGCAGGGATATTTCCAATCATGCGGTAAGTGCTTTTTATAACTGTGTCCGCCGAGCTGTGGTCAAGTCCTCTCTCTGCTACATATACGTTTTTGCTATGATCGGGCTGAAAATCAAGCACAGTGTCAGATGCTATCGCATAGCATCCTACGGCGTATTCCCGCCCTTGGACACGGTACGGGTGCTTTCCGTCACTGTTGGATACAGCCGATCCATCGTGATGACCTATTACTGCATCTGTATTTCCCGCTCCCCACGGCATCGAACTTATTATGATCGGGGATTGTAGAGTTTCTGTCACCTCTACCAGAGTGGTGGAAAACCCGTCTGAAATATCTAAATACACCGCCTTATTGGCATCATCCAATGGCTCAATCCGTATAACTTTGGCCATATCTGCATAAGCCCTCATTGTTTCAACGCCGCGGTCTTTATTAAGCGCCCCCTTATTATCGCTCCCATATCCCACATAGACACGGCTTCCAACCAATATGTTATCAGCCTGTGCGTTTGTTACCGGGAAATATGTCTCTTTCGTGCTGCGTTCTATGCTTGCATCGTACTGCCAGTTATAGGACGTGCATCCCGAATAAAGGCTCTGGCTGTTTTTTGTCGCTCCTTTTATGATGTTAAACACAATCTGGAACAGATTTCGCGCAGCCCCTGCTCCCAAGTATCCCTCGCCCTTTTTTTGATAGTTGACAATCATATTGTTATGGCTCTGGAAATTGGCAAGCGGCAAACCTGGCTGGGATCTCAAAAGTCCATCAGACGCAACACCGGAAAAATATTTACTGCCAATACACCACGGCACCACCGTACCGTCTGCTTTTACGCATTCCGGCCATGGCGTAAGTCCAAGTTCCGGATGTGGCATATCTGATATTGTGATGAGATCATATTCCGGATTAGAAGAGTCCCAATCCCACCAAAATGACATTTGCATAGTTCCAACATCAACAGGCCCGCTTGTTTTATAGTCTGACCCGCCTTCTAAAGCCACGGGCCGAGGAGTGCCGTCCGGGTCTCTGACATAATTAACATTTTTCCATCCAAAAAGAGGGATGTCTGCATAATCATCCGCGCCTTTTACTGTATCTGTTGACGGTTCCCAAGCGAGCCCTGCATTATCAAGCAGCTTTTCTCCTGCACTGGTCGGATTGACGTCAAACTTCCAGATTTTTGTTTGATATACTTTCCCTGTACGTCTCATGGCATAATAATTTTCCACCGCCCGTTCCAAAGATACTGCCTGTTTTAAGGCGTCAATATCAGCTTTATTCGCTGTAATCTGCTCCCTATCCGCCACAATCCCGGCAGCCGCATCCTCAACCCTCTTGGTCTGCTTATCGCCCTCTGCGGTTACTGACTGCACCGCCTCGGTCTTGGCCTCAGTAACCTCACTGACCGCCTGTGTGCCTGCCTCCTGTACCGCTGTAGTCTGTTTTTGCCCCTCGGCCTCAACAGCTCCCACAGCCGTACTCTGAGCCTGCCCTATGGCTGTAAGCGTATCCTGGGCGATCTGTCCAAACTGCGTAGCTGTCTGCTCTACCACTTTCCGGTCTGCCGCCACGGCTTCCCTTATTTGGGTTACTGCCTGCTTATCATTGGCAACTGCCTGACGGTCTGCCCCTGTATCCTCGGCGTACTGTCTTGCCCCATCCTCAGCCGCTTCAGCGCCCGTCTGTGCCTGTGCTGCGGCTGTCTCTGATAACTTGGCTGCCTGTGCTGATAACGCCGCATCTGAGGCTGCCTGCTGTACCTGAGAGAGCATCCCTGTTACAGTCTGCTTATCCTGTGCCACAGTGTCGGCATTGGTCTCTACCTGCTCTGCAAGACCCTGTACAGCTTCCAGATGTTCCGCTGTCTGGGTGGCTGCTTTTTCGGCCTCATCCGCAGCGGCTACGGCCTTACCACCAGCCTCTTCTGCCCGTTTGGCAGCGTCATTCACGGCCTCGATGGCCTCTCGAAAAATCTCACCGTCTCCCGGTGCCTCGAACGCTTCCGGCTTTGGTCTTGATTTGACCTGCATAGTAATGCGCTTGATCGTCTCACCGGATTTTTGATCCGACAGATATATCCATGCATAAATGTTATATGCCTTTTCTGCCGTCCATGCCGCACGATTTCCCTCCAACATGCTGTCCGGGATTGTGACGGTTGTTACGCCGTCCTTAGTGGTACCCACACGGGTTATGGCCTCACCGCCGGTCTCCTGTAGCGCAAAGTGGATTTCTACCGCCGTCGGAAGATGCAGTCCCTCTATCCTGAGCTGCTGACCATAATCCCACTGCCATAGGCCGTAGGTGCGGGCATAATCATCGTTATCTGTAAATACTGCTGTAACCATTGGTCACCTCCAACTAAAAAGGACCCCAGAGATTTCCCTGGGGTCTGTCTGCGTTGCGACGTCGCACAGCTTACTTATCTTCCGTGCCTACCGCTCTCTCGTCCTCCTTGCCGGTTGCAGGGCCGGTGGTTACAAAAGTGGTATCCTGTGCACCCTTGGGTCTTGCCTTCTGTGCTGCGTCGTTCTTTCTCTGCTCTGCTGTTCTCTTGTCCTGATTCTTTCCTGTTGCGTTTGCCATAATATTTGTCCTCTCTTTCAAAAATGATATGTAATAGTTGCTCTGGCTCTGACCCTGCCTGCGGGAGATGTATGGATCACCTCCATTCTAAGTTTCACTACCTACATTTTCCCTACTGCTATCAATCTTATTTTTCAGTGCTGCTATGTACTTCATAAGCCACTCCGGCACCGGCGCACCCATGCGTCCGGCATTTTCTGTGATCGACAATGCTTCATTCAGCATATACCATACCGTAACCAGTAAGGAAAGCATGGTATTTGGAAGGTTAAATCCCAGTACACCAGACGTCTGAATGATCACATAATCAATTACCATTCCTACAGCGATCACAAAAAGATACGCTACCTTTTTAGCAATGCCCTTAGCACCTTTTCTGCTGCTCCAGCCATAAGACTTATCATCTGGATGATCTAAAGCCTCCACTGCGCTTGCTGCCATACCTGAAAGGTAATCAATCACCATCAGGCAGAGCAGAACACCCAAAAGATAAAAAGTAACTCCTAATTTCTGACTTAAATATGCAACCAGTCCAGTTGCACAAACCTGAATACTCATACATGTGCTCCTATTCATCTTTATTTCCACCTTCTTTCATCAATCATGCACATTGTACTTTTAGCCTGTTCTTTGCATGATATCGTTGTCAGTACATTGTGTTTCTTTTCAAAAACTACAACAATCATCATTTCTCAACCTCCTTTTAAATATTAAAAACAGAATCTCCCTTTGGAACTGTCTATCACTTATGAATTTTGCAGTGCCCAATACCACAGTCCTGTTCCTTCATAGTTAAATTTTAATCTTAAACTAGCCATTAAAGATGCATCATACTCAAGAGTAAATGATTGACCGCTTGCTGAATCTGTACGCCAGGTCGCTAGAGTTCTGCTTCCTCCGTTGGAATACAAAGCAACTATAGAAACGCCTCCATAATCACGACCTGCGGTCTTGTTAATGCTTACAGTAAGTTTATTGTATTTCCGCAAATTAACCGCAGAAGGAGTTGTAAGATAATTACTATCACCTACTCCGGACCATATCTGTCCTAAATCTCCAAATCCTAATGATCCAGTTCCAACCAATTTTCCAACATTTCCGCCTTTCCCCGAATCCCAAAATACAAGAGTTTCAGCAGGGTATCCCTCCCATGTTCCAACAACAGACTTATCATAAATCTTTACGGTTGTTCCTTTTTTGATAACATTTGCACTTGGCATAGAAAACGCAGGAATTACAATATCACTAGTCATATACTTCTTGGCACAACTGACTGTCTGCTCTGATGTGGTCGGAGTTTTTTTCCCTCCGGCCATTGACTGTATCCCTCCAGTTTCTTTCATTTTTGCATCCGTGCTGTAAAAAGTCTTATCAGCCAGTACATGATCTTTTGTGGCATTCCCGGTCAATTCCAGTGTTCCTTCCACAACCTCATCATCGGAGTCACTGGAAATTGCGGTTTTTCCTTTTAAAATATCTCCTTTAGCTGCAGTACACTCATCTGATCCGGCAGTTCTTCGCCCGCCTGACATTAAAACTCTTCCCATTTATCTTCATCTTCTTTCATCATTTACTACGGATTTATTTTGCATACAACATGACTGCTTAAAGCACTTAACTCTTCACTGTCAAAATCATCATTATTGGCTTTCCGGCGGATCATCAATGCGATATAGCAATTCTTTTCCGCTGTATAGGAAAGATTTGCCTTATCAGACGGAGTTTCTGTTGAGGTGGATCCACCTGCATCCGGATCTACTACCACCCACGGATTTCCGTTGTGCATAACAGTTGTATACTGAAGTTCTGCATCCCCCGGAATGATCACATAGTAATTCTGGACTTCATATGTATCATCACAGGATACCGTCAGCGTTTCTCCTGCTGTCAGTTTGATCCCTTTCTGGTCTGTATATGGGTATGACAATGCTCGCTTTCCGGAAGTGCTTATATCTACTGACAAGCCTGTTTTCCCCGAATTTGTGTACGGAGCATTGACATATTCTCCTGCAACCCAATCTGGTAAAAATTTTTCCCATACCGTAACCTGAAATTCCTTTTTATATTTTCCGCATATAACAGTAATAACCGCTTTTCCCCGTGCTTTTCCGGAAACGACCCCTGTTGATGATACATTCACCACATTAATATCGGATGAACGGAACCTGACAGACTGGTTACAATCTGTTGGAGCAATCTGCACCTGGATCGTTACGCTGGCTTCCCCTGCCTGTACACTGAATGTACTATCATTCGGAGTAACCGTCATTCCTTCACATGGAATAATTGCAGATGCATCTGAAACAGGAACCTCATTGATAAGAGTACTGTCAAAATACAGATAAATATATTCACCGTCTGTCGTTAGTGACAGCTTCTTTATCTGTTCTACAATCGTTTCCATAGTAAAAAGAGCAACACCATCCGTATTTTCTTTGATCTGCTCGTCCATTTCATTTAAAGACTGCGCAGACAATTTTGCTCCTGCTAAAAAGTTATGTGTTTTATATCCCATAGGTCTCTCCTTTTAAAAAAGTTCATTCTTATCCAGGATCGCATTTTCTGTATCCAGATGAAAGCCAAATATATTCTCGATCCAGTTATCAGAGTCTACTGCGTCCCTCTGCTCTGTGTCACAGATCCGAAATTTGCCATTTCGGATATAGATCATGCAGCCTTTCATTTTTATACTGTTGGCCGGTGCCTGGATAATGGAACGCGCAGGCGGTATGGTTTCTTCATCATGCCCATATATCACACAGTTCGTAAAAATACCAGACTCCAGTACGGTTATACATGCTTTGGAAGGCCAGGAAAGCTGATGATAAAGTTTGCAGTTATCTGCCCGCAGCCACTGTACTCCATCGATCAGTTCTAAAACGATCGTATCTGTCATATAAAGCTTAAGCGGATGGTTATACGCATTTTGTACCCTCCTGAACACACATCCGGATATATAAGCTTCTTTCAGATTTTCATATCCAGAATTTGGCTGTAGGACCAGATTTTTTCCGCGTACCTGATCAAGGTATACACGTTCTGCCAGTCCAAACGCATTGCACCAGCATCCGCCACCATCACACTGGACCAGTAAATTTGAAATCCGTACATCCGGTGCCGAGATCAAAAACGCGGTCGGACTTCCAGACTCATTTGAACCAAGGATACGGATCGTACAATTTTCAAAATTTACTCCCAGACCAGCAGCATGACTATCCATGACCTGTTGATAACGCTGGGATCCATCGATTCGTGTTGCTTCTTTATATTCCAATCCAAATATACAGTTCTGGACTTTAATATCTGTAGACCAGTAAGAACGATTTCCTGCTACAGAAACTGTATGCTTACAGTTCCATGCCTCACATCCATCGATCACAATACCGTTTCCATTTGCACAGATCCCATAACCTCGATTAGTCACATCACAGGAAAGATCATCTGTCCAGCCGGAAGAATAGCAGTCGCAGATCGTACAATAGCAGCAACTGTCCACCAGAATTCCAACGGATCCAGTTCCTTCGGTGTCGGTGCAGACAGTTGATACATTCTGTATGCAGCTGTGACACATCTTTCTTAAATTCAGCGCAACCAGACCTTTAAAATTCTGGCACTGGAATTTGATATTTTTTAAAACAGCACGATACTCATTGAATTTGGACTCCGTATAATCTGTATATGTTTCTTCCTGTGGGATTGGTTTTCTGCCATGATAAGAAACATATCCTCTGTGATAGGTGTCATAAAATGTATTCGTTTCACTGATGATACTGCAGTCTCCGTCTTTTCTTTCCGGAAGCGTACTGGCATAAACAGCAAAAAAAATCACTGTTATCCTTAAAATCCAATGCTCCTCCATCACAATGAAGCGTATAGCCGCAGCCATCTAAAAAAACATTCTTGTCTATGACCAGGATCCTTGATTTCAAATAGAGATCCTGTTTTAGCATCACAGGTCTGCCTGTTTCCAGTGCCTTTAAAAGAGCCGGACTGTCATCATCAATTCCATTTCCCTTTGCCCCAAACTGTTCTGGTGTTACATAAATATCCGAAAAACCCGTTCCAATGTTTTTCAAATACTCTGCCAGTGTTGTACCATCCTCATCTCCCATCTCAACGGCATCCACCATTGTTCGCGGATACCATCTTTCCCATACTGGACTTGCTTTTGTACCTGCATTTCGATACAAATATGCTCTTTCTTCGGCCATACTTCGCCTCCTAAAATTTTGCCAAATACGTTGTATCCGGCGTTTCATCTTGTGGGTCTACGTCCAGGCGTCCCGATATGATCCTCGCCCAGTTTTCTCCGGTCTGTGGCGCAGCACTGCTGTAAACCATGTTTGTCACACTCGCTCCGTAAGCTGAACTGACAACTGCTCCTATGCCCATCAATCCCACTACAATATCTGTAATCGGCTTCTTGTAGACTTTAAACGTTATACTGCCATCATTGGAAATTCCCGTTCCGGAAGCGATGATCCCAAATGCCTTATCATATGCATCATGTTCCTCTTTTGACGCACCATCAGCTAAACCACTCACCAAAAGCAGGTTATCATCTTCTGTAACTTCATCAACTACTATCGTCTGAACATATGGTACCTGATTGCCAGTCCAGCCACTTGCAGTAAGTGTGACCCATGTAACATTACTTAGCCGTCTGCTTATGGCAATACTCTGATTTTCTACAGATTTAACAGTCCGATCCAGTATATCCATATTGCTATTAAGGTCATCAATGTTTATATATTCATTCTTTTCCGGCTTTTTCAGTTTATAATTTGCAGTCTCTTTCATAATCTCACCGTCCTTATTTTCTCCCAGGTATAGGAAGTCGCCTGCTGCCAGGTCAATGCGCTGATATCAGACCATGTATTGTAGATATATTCATATTCGACTGCCAGATGCGCCGGTTTGATTTCCTCAATGGTAAGCTTTAAATCTGCCATGTTTCCAGGAATACCGAGCGTACCAACAAATCGGATCACAAATCGACTATTTGCATTATCCTCTATTACCTCCACCTCGCCGTTTGAATAACTTTTTGAAACACTTTCGATCATTTCCTTCGTTGTGGTTCCCGTTCCAGCAAGCTTTGCACAGATTCTTTCTCGTCTGTAATCATTTTCTTTTGTAACATCAATTGTCAAACCGAGTAAATTTTCATACCTGGACAATAACACGGATGCCGTTGAAGCAAAGCATTCAGATATCGTATCGCTTAATCCTGTTTCCAGATCGTCTGTTTCTTTAGATAAAATAGATTGCAATGTCTGCATCGTAACATTCTCATCGTAATATTCCGGGAGCAGCTTAATCAGTTCCACTTAAGCTCACCTCCGTTAGAGAAATAGTTCCAACAACCGGAACCTGACGATCTCCCACAGCTATATTTCCTATAACACCATTTATTGTGAACGTATCAAAATCACTTACGCCAGGAACGTCCAGTAACACGTTACCGATCTTTGCGTAGCTTACACGTTTGCCGGAAAATGTTAAATTTTTCAAGAAGTCCGTAAGTTCTGTTTTAAAGACCTGCTTTACTTCTTCCAAGCTTTCACTCCCATCCAGCTGTACATTTGCTGCAATATTAATTTCCAATACGTCCGGACTAAGTACCGATACGGTTGCACCGATTGGCCGTACTGTTTCGATATATTCCGCAACTTTCCCTGGTAATGTTGGTGACACTGCTTTATCACTATCTACAACTAAAATCGTTACTGTTCCAGGACCATCACCCAATGGTATTACTTTTGCAGCTCCCACTCCCGGTACTTCCAATGCCCATTGCTGATAGTGATACGCATTTCCTGATGTTGCAGGTAGACGTACTTTTTCATAAAATCTTGCCCTCATTGCATCATCGTTTTCCTCATCTGTGCCGGCAGTTATAATATCTCCCAGTGTTGCCGTTATACCAGATACTGCAGATAATGCCTGCATCTCACCGGAATACTGGTTTCCAATTGCTCCATTTGTTTCACAGATAACTGCATATTCTGTTTCTGTTAAAGCTTTATTTACTATATAAACCAGGCTACTTATCCCCCAACGTGTCCCAATCTCAACAGCTCCGGATGTGATCATTTTTCTGACTGCAGCTGTTGCCGTTTTCCTGGCAATTCCATACGCTGACACTGTACGGTCCAGATATTCACCAAGTGCTGTATCCGGAAGCACCAGATCTACAAAATTTCCCAATTGAAAGTACTGATCTGCCAGAAAATACGCAGCCGGAGCAAGGGCATCGTATATCACACTTCCCTCCCGTTTGTCGATATCATCTGGAACCCGGTTAAGCATTCCCTGTAAGATATTTTCATAGGTCATATCTTCATACATCCGCTTTCACCACCTCTCTTGTCTTTCCAAAAATACTGATCACATCAAATGAACATCTGCAGATAGTCCCGGAAAATTCAAACTTAAAATTCTCTACTGATTTGATCCGATCATCTTTTTCCAGGGTTTCCTGGATCATGCGCTTCATTTCTGCGCGTATGTACTCCGGATCCTGTCCGATCAGATCTTTCCAGTCCACTCCATAATTAAACGTGTAAATAGGATATTCAAATTGCTGCGTAGACAGCCGCTTTTGTATTGCCTGGGATAATGCCGCAAGTTCATTTACATAGCCTCTGATCGCAGTCTCTGTGACGTTATACGATCTATTTGAAAAGGTTTCTTTCGTTATACGAGTATCTGTCTGTAATCTTAGTTCTTCTGCCATTCTGAACCTCCAGATACTGTATAGGGCTTTCCTATTATTTCAAGGATATAAAATTCATCCCACCCCGTCGGTGCAAATACACGAACCTTATCCCCGGTTTTCAGCAGTGCTTTCATATTTCCTGATAGCTGCGCAGAAGGGATCATAAACCGTTCATCTATCTGTACACCCGTTCCATTATAGGTACCGATCAAAATAGCCGGAAGTTTGACAGAGTTTAAAAAGCCTTCTACGATCTGTTTTATTTTTTCATTGATCAATTTGCGATCACCTCCACTTCCATCGTGTGTACCGGCAGATATTTATGGGTAACCGATTTAACGATTACCCTGCGGTTTAATCCAATATCTTCCACACTTCCAAAAATGCTACATCCCGCCCTGACAGAATGATCACCCAGGCAGGACAGCTTTATGGTTTCTGCTTCATGGTTATATAATTTTAAAAGCAATTTCGCTTTTTCCTGTAGCTTTGCCACATCAGTGCTTTTATCGGTTTCATGTTTGTAATACAAAAGATTACCATATCGGTTTACAGACTCCTGATCGGATGCCTGTGTGGTCTGAGCCCTTCCGCTGCTTTCGTCCATCCAGGAGATTTTTACGATGTTATAAAACTCATCATCTATACTCTTCTCCCAGCTGTAACCATAGGCCAGTGAGTCCACGCCAAGGACTAACGGCAGCTGCAAATCTACAAGACTGTCAAGTTGCACTTTCCCATACACGTCCGCCAGTCGATACCATTCACCTTCCGGCTTTGCTTCTGTTTTGGTATTGACCAGGGTATCGCTGATCAGGCTATAGATCACATCCAGCCAGGTATCCTGATATTTCACTTTATCGCTTGGCACCTTATATGCCACTGTTGGCATGGTTCCAGGGATCAGGTTTAGATATTTGCACATGCTCTGTGTGACCGTACTGATATCATCCTGTCCGCCTTTTAAAGGAATAATGTCCTTTGCTTTTCCATATCTCAGCTGATCATAGGCTTTTACTTTCACTTTTCGGTCCTCACTCATACTGACCTTAAACACCGTTCCGAAGAAAATGCCGTCTGTATCACTAGTATTGGTAAGACGTACTACGTCACCATTCTGGATCATCAGTTCCCCATCATACAGATAAGAAAATTCTAAGGTAGAAGCGCCGTTATTTAATTCATCCTTCCAGCTAATATCCTGGCACATATCTGAAATTTCCCATATATTCTTATTATTTTCAACACATAACTGCATGACATCATCCCCTTATTCCGGTATGTTAAAGATCTGGCCGGGATAGATCAGATTTGGATTTTTGATCTTATCTGAATTTGCATTTGCAATCTTAGTGTAAGCTGCGCCATTTCCATAAAACTGCTTTGCGATCTTCCATAAGGAGTCTCCTGATTTCACTGTATAAGTCTTTCCCTGTGTCACTGCCGGGTTAGATGGCTGCGTTTCCTGCGGTGTCTGTTCTTTCATTACAGTATCTGTCGGTGTCTGTACAGCCATATATTTTTTACCAGGTGCCTTATACTGCATAAAAGAGAGAGAAAGGTATTTATCTCCTTCCTCTCCCCCTTTCTCAACAATACTGCAGTTTTCTACCAGGACCTTAACGGATTCATCGTCGGTCTCCCCATTAGAGTAGATCAGACGAATGGGACTTTTATTTTTTTGCGCATCGGTCAGCATCTGGATATAACTGTCTGGATCTGCAAAACTACCCGGTTCCATGTAATGGACTTCTGTATGTGGCAATTCACATTCAAAGCTGTATTCCCACAGATCTGCATAGGTAGGAATACTGACCGCGCCAGAGCCAAGAACCTGGTATTTTTCAATATTCAGTTTCTGTGTCTTTTTTATCTCTTCCGGATTGACCGGAAGTTTATAACGTTCTCCGTCATATTTAAAGTAAACACCATAGCTCATTAGTATAATCCCTCCGGTGCTGTATCAATTTCATCCTGCAGGATATCTGCTATTACCGGGCCGATTTTTTCATAATCCACTTCCTGTTTGATATCTCCCGTAAAAGTAACCTGGATGTTAGGCGCAAGTGTATTCTGCGCGATACGGGCAACATAATCACGCTCAGCCAGTTCACGAAGATAATCAACATCCTCATCTTCCAGTTTCACATTCATGCTGCCATTCTTTCCGGTACCTTTTACTGTAGCTGGATTACCGGCTGTTCCTGCAGGGATATTGCCGAAATCCATACCACCAATTCCACCGCCACTAATTAGATTAGAAACCTTTCCAGCCAACGCAGAACCCTTAGCGTAACCTTTGCTCGCAGCGGCAGTATAATCCATTATCTCCGGCTGCTTCACATACTCTTTCCATCCACTTTCACCTTTGATTGCTTTTGTCTTAGACTCAATCTTATTTTTCAATCCGTCTAATCCGGAAGTAATATTCACGGTAACACCTGGTATTTTATTAATAATATTTTCAATAGCCCTGGCCATGTTCAGTACATAACTGATACAGGTATTGGCCATATCCAAAAACAACACTTTCACCGCTGCTGTTGCATTTCCAAAACATGCATTGCCGATGAAATTGGCAAGCATAGCAAAACCATTCCATAACGGATAAATGAATGAGTTATAGATATAAGCTCCCAAAATATAAAATACAGCACCTATAATGCCGGTTGCACTTACAGACGCTCCTGTCAGCTTGTTGAATGCTGCAACTCCTGCATACAGCATGGCTATCAAAGCAATAAAGCCAATTGCCATCAGCCCCGCTGGGTTCATCGCGCACAAAGCGTTCCATACCCCCGTTGCCGCATTCAACACCCATTGTGCCGCCGCAGCCCCGTAAGTAAACGCTGCATATACTGCCAATCCCGCTGCTATTCCCAACAGGATCGGACCGATGATATCCATGTTATTGGCTATCCAGTTTAAAGCCATCAATAACGGCGCGGATGCCTTTTGAATTGCATTCATGGACTGTGTCCATAGTTGTGACCAGGTTAATGGCATAGAGTTAAATTGTCTGTCAATTTCGTTCATTGCCGCCAACTGAGCATTCTTCACGATTTCCGCCGATAAAGCACCTTTTTCCGCATATGATTTGATGGAACCTTCCGCCCAGCCCATATATTTTTCGATATTTCGGGCAATGCTCGGTGCCGCCTCCAGGACAGAATTCAGTTCATCTCCACGGAGTGCTCCAGATCCCATGGCCTGTGTCAACTGAGTCATAGCTCCAGCAGCTGCACTTGCTTCCGTTCCACCGATTGCAAACTGTTTATTGATGGACTCAACAAACCCAATCAATTCATTCTGATCTTTGAAGGCATTTGCCGCGTTAAGCCCAAGACTCGCAACGCCATTCGCTGTGCTCTCGTAAGATGCCCTGGAGCGCTGTGCTGAAGCATATACATCATTCTGCAAATTGGGATTGATTATATTACCGGCATCATCCTTATTAATCAAACCCAGACGGGTATTTGCATTTAGGTAACTATCAGATGCATTTAATAGCTTTCCACCTACATCCATAGCTGTTTTTATAGCAAAAAGCTTGCCAAGAACTCCCGCTACTTTCTCAGCCTTGGTCTTTGTTTTATCAACTTCATCCCCCAAGCCCTTAACCTTTTTTCTGGCCTTTTCAGCGCCTTCACCGGCACTTTCGAAACCTTCCTTAGCTTTCTTGCCGCTCTTCCCAGCTTTATCCAGGCTGGTTTCTACCTTATCAGCTGATGTACTGACATTCTCTATAGACTTAGCTGCCCGATCTGAAGCTCCCAACACCCTATTAATTCCAGATATGAAACCGCTTGTAGCAAGTTCAATCGTTGCTCTCAATCTAGCCATCTATTTCACCCCTTTCGCAGTACGCTTTTCAGCTTCTACTCGCAGTTCACAACTAGCAGCAATAAAAGCTTTCTCCCGAGGATCCATGTTAGCCAATTCTCTTGGGAGAATATGTAACTTCTGAAGCGCAAAGTGCGCCAAGATAAACTCCGGATCACTTTGCTTTATTCGTTTTTTACATCGTCTTTCAGGTCATTAAAATCATCATCCATACCAGACAAGTCCTGAACCGCTTCTACCAGGGCATTATATTCATTGGTATAAAGCATCTTTTTCAGGAGCTTTACCTCGCCCAGAACTCCATAAGCTTTCTGCAGATCAACGTTCTTCAGATCTGGAAAAACTATAGCAGCTGCCGTGATTTCATCCACATACTTAAAGCGATCAAATTCACTGTTGCCTTTTTTATCACTCTTGACACAGGTCCTCTGGACCTTATCGCAAATCTCCTGTTCCAGAGGGCGGATCACAAATGGCATCGGCTTACCATCTTTTCCCTTAAATCGATCAGAAACAAAAACTTCTTTTTCCGGAGTAACTTCCGGATGTAAAAAACCATATAAATCTCTTACTTCATCCATAACTATTCTTTCTCCTATCTCATATTTTCCGGAAGCTGAAATGCCTCCAGGCAATCACAATCATCAAAGGTAAAATCGGAATCAAAAGTAATTGGATCTTCACTGTCATCTTCCAAGTACGCGACTGGTATCGTCTTTAAAATTACATGGAATAAAGTTACCGTTTGCCTGCCAACAGTAGACTGTGGATCCTCATTTGTAAACTGCAAGGTAGATGCCGGATAAATACCATTTTTCTTATAACTGATGAATTCTTTCAATGCATCTGAATTCATGAAATAAAAAGTTCCGGATCCCTCACCCGTTGCTCCAGTAACTTTATGCTGCTTCATGCGGTGGCCAAGAAGTTTTTTCTCTGTAACAGACAGAGTGACATGTGCATCGATTTTTGAAATCTCAAACATTTCACGGTTCTGTCCACCACGGGTAATAAATCCCTTTCCTTCAGAACCACTAAGTGTATCATCAAGTTTCGTATAATTTGTCATCGCATTTCCCTCCTTAGCTCAGATTTACATTGATATAGGCCAGTTCCATGCTGCCTACCAGCTGGACTCCACAGTTAACCAGGACTGCATTGATTGCTGTACCGGCTTCAACCGTCACATCATCAGAGTCAAAATTCTGGATAGCGCCACGACGTTCAAGATCTGTAAAATATTCAACCAGCATTCCTTTAAAGATTGACCGGCCATCTACATTGTTGTTGTACTTGCCTTTGATATTGGCATCCCAAACAGACTGTATGTCACTGCGAATACCACATGCAGTCCGGACGGAGCGGTTCTGTTTTAAAATATCGCTCTTTGTCTGATTGGTTGTAGTCAATGAATTGATATCTGCTACTACAGTAACATTCTGACTGCGATCTACATCCAGCAGGAATTTCCCAGCTTTGATCGCCGTCTCCTGCTCCGATCTGGTCATTCGCGGACTTACATCAATTGCACCAACAAACTTCTGCCCCGTATTGGATTTCGTGACGCTGGCACCGGCCGTAATGCCACCAATCCACGCCGCAGTTTCATAAGCAGTCAGGTTAGAACCATCCGAAAGTGTAACACCCTGCACACTGTTAATAACATATTCCGAATCTGCAGTGTAGTTCGGCAGCACCACTGTCACATTCTTTCCTTCATCATCCTGTATGGATTTAATCCATGTTGCGATTGTCTGCTGAGCAGTTGATGAACCAGTGCCAGACTTCGCATATGGATATACCAGCACATCAAAATCTACTGTTTTCAACGCAGTCAGCATTGCTTCTACATGCTCATCCGTATGAGAAGCTGGAAGCTTATACAGCAACACTGTCTTTGCCCCCAGAAGTGCAAGACCAGCCAGTTTTTTATCTGCTGCTGTTGCGTTATCCGGATACGCTGCATTGTTAACTGTGATCTCATAAATCTCATTATCAGTACCAACAGATAATTCCTGCGCAAGCACTACTGTTCCACGATCTCCTGCGGTAATACTCAACGGTGTATTCGTCAGAATATTGATATACGCTCCAGGAATTACCTTGTTCTGACTTTCCCATATACCTGCCATTGCTTATTCCTCCATTTCAATATTTTTGTCGAGTTCTTCCATCTTCAACCATACAGGCTCCCTGTACTCAACGTAGGAAACACTGAACAGAAAATGAAGAACATCATCCGTTACATTTGCATTTTTCTCTTTCACATAAAAAGAGATGCCATCGGCACTGATCACATCGAAGCCCCGAAGCATCTCCTGTTTCACTTTTTCACATTCTTTTCTGTAATTTTGGATTTCTCCACCCGGAAAATATTGCACATCAAAGCTCTGTTTCACACGCTGCCGGTTTGCAAGGCACCGTCTCACATCCGTATCAGTAATGAGCACCAAAATAAACGGTGCATTCGCATTTTGAGGTATGTTATCCCTGCAGATCTTTTTAAGTTCCGGAACAACGGACCGGCACTCTGCCGCAATCGCTTTGTATAAAATATCAATCCCCACTCTCGTGCTCCTTTCTGATCCTCAGTACTTCCGCTTCAAACAGATCCGTCAGACGTTTATCGATATAGGAAACACCTTTTTCGAGCATATAGCTTCCTTTGACAAATCCTGTAGTCTTTCCTGATCGGCTTACAATTCTATGTCCGTAATTTACAAACTCAGAATAGTTTGCTGTATTAACTAGAACTTTTTTGACCCCAGAAGGACCTTTCACTGCAGGAGTTGACCTCCAGGACTTTCTCAAATGTCCAGTTTGTACTGGAGTGTTCTGTTTGATATGCCGCACCCCTTCATTCACTGCCTGATTTAAAAGCTTGATATCAATTTCTGAGAGATCTCCCATCTCTGCCGACAATTCCCTGTGAAATGCATCTATGGCTGCTTTATTTCTCCGATAATTTGAACTGTTCACGCTTTCTCATCCCTTTCCACGCGGCACTGATATTGAAAACTGTAAGGATGTACTTCTCCGACTCGAAGTTTTATCCGCTGTCCATTTCTCAACGTAACAACAGCTTTGTCACCTTCCAGGATATCTGTTTCCAGTCCGCAGAAAAGCTGGTTACTCGCCTGCAGGGATGGTACCGGGCTTCCAGCAAGGCTCTGCCCGGAAATGCTATATCGGCATTTTATGCCAGATGCAACGCATTTTTCTTCAGAAGAATTAAATCCCTCTGTATCAGTCGCATCCTGGTACCGGTAAACATCCATGGTCGCATCATACATTACAGCATATGGATTAATCATAACCTCTCAACCTCCTAAACCGGCGCAAACTGCTTTTATCCGCATCAGTCAGACCATAAATACCATCCCGGCTGTTACTGCCGCCTGTGGCATAGGTGATACTTCCTTCGCCTTCTTTGATAGCGGATATATCCTGCTGGTATCCCGTTCCTTTGACCGCTTCATAATCAATGATCCCTTTGACTTTTTTCCGGATAACCGGTTCCAGTAATTCTGGAAGGCAATCTGGATCCAAGTTACAATAATCACAGATACTGAGGATGACATCGGAGATGTCAAGATCCCGCGTGTCATCCTTCAGATTGTTTTTTACCGCAATCAACATCTCCGATTTTGTCATGGCTTCTCCTATCCCAGCTTGTGTTTGAATGCCACGATACGGATCTGCTTTGGCTCATAAACTGGCTTCCAGTTCTTTGGGATTGCCACTTCAGTTCTGGACGGTCCCTCAGTCTTTGCTACCTCAGCATTCTGCCATGCAATGCCTCTTGGATGAAGGATCATGGTCTTACGGTTGATCAGATAATCAACACCGGAACCCTTACGCTTTGCGCGATCCGTCTCAGTTGGTACGAAACCAGCCGGATTACCATTGCCGAGAGCCACGGCACCGTTACCAAAAAGGTAGGTAGTGTAAACACCATCTGCTACCGGACAGCCATCATCTACGATAACGCGCTTGCCCTGATAAAGACCGAATGCAACATCATTAGACGGCTGTACCGTTTCAATCAGGTTCTGTTTTTTCAGATATGCCTCTGTTGCAGAGTGCATACAAACACCAGTTAACTGTGCTTTCGCATCTCCCAATTTCTGCTCTGCATCAATGAATGCGGAACCAGACCAATTAGCTTTTGTGCCACTTAATCCAGAAATATCCAGAATATTGGTCTCCAGTCTTGTCTCCGCTGCCGGATCACCGCTGCTTCCTGCCGGCACAGTGCCAAACACACCTTTAAGGATAGCAATCAGTTCTTTCTGCATATCACGTTCCCAAAATCTGGCAACCAGAGATGCGATTGCCATCATCGGATCGGTTCCTGCCAGTGCTGCAGACAGATCGGTTGCAGACCACATCTTAGCACGACGAAGGATCACTGCTACGTCCTTATTGGATGTGATCTTGTTGTCATTAAGATCTGTTCCCTCAATGACCTGCTCAGACTCTCCGGTCAGGTCTTCAAAGAATGGCATATTGACCATTGGAGAAGCCTGGGAAGCCAGGGCATCAAATTCAGTATTGTTTACGATAATTCCGCTCTGTACAAGTGCGGATAACTCCATTGTGCGATTGATCACATATGGGTTAAAAAGTTCCGGGACGATTACGTCCTGTAAAGTTGTTCCTGCCATTTAAAATTCCTCTCTTTCTTAGATCTTTACTCCGGCTGCAGCTGCCAGCTGTCTGGCCTGCTCCGGGTTCTGCTTGAACAGGCGTCCCTGCTCCGTCAGGTTATAAGTTTCTTTTGCGAATGGATTGTTTCCAGGAGGATTACCACCACCGGCCGGATTATATCCGCCTGCTCCTCCAGCACTCTTAAAAAGATGCGGGGAAGCTTCTCTCATAGGCTTTAATACATCGTCCAGACCAACGGGAGCCCCGTCTTTGTCAAAGACAAACTTATCCAGACCGCCATGCTTGTAGATGATGTAATCTGCATCTGTAGCACCAGCCTCTTTCAGCTTGTCTTTTAAGGCATATTCCTTCCTGGTATTCTCTGCAGCAGTTTTAAGACCTGCCACCTCAGTTTCATAAGCTTTGACCTTCTGCTGCAGATCTGCGTTATCTGCATTGTTTTTCTTCAGGTCCTTGATCGTATCATTGGCCGTACTCAGCTCTTTCACCTTGTCATTGTAGTCCTGCTTTGGTACTGCATGCTTCGGGAATTCAGCATTGATTGTCTTCATGGTTGCTTCAACATCCAATTTACCGTCTGTGATTACTGCCTTCTCTAAAATTGTTTTTAACCATTCCATTACGTTTACCTCCATAGATTTTTATTCCCGCTCTCCGGGTATTGGGATCGTCCGGTTATACTCCCGGCAGAGTAGCGCCCAGTTTTATGCCTTATGGCAGGGCATAAAAATAACACCCAGGGCTTGCCTGCGTGCCTTACTGCTCGATCTTATTGCATTTGGTACACCGTCTTACATAACCGCCATAAGAACCGTAAGCCCGGCTCCAATGCTTTCGGTAGTGGTGGCAGCACTCTTTCTTCCTGAAAAGTCTCTGCCGGATCCATGATATAAGCCCCATAAGATCACCTTCTTTCATTTGCGACGTCGCAATTTATAGATTTATTTAATTTCAATATCCGGAATTAACCTTTCAGGATAAAATACCAACTCATAATGATACTTGTCTGTTCCTTTCGGCTCTGTCTGCTCCATTACATAACAGGTCCAGTCATTCAGGTAAATGTAATCCTTATAATACTGATCATCACCTGTTTTAATGGTAACTACCAGCTCATTTGAACTATTGTTGTCAAGCGCCATATAACCTTCGGCCTGAAGCATAACAGTATCCGTTCTTGCATTAGTAACTGTAATTCTGCGATAAATATTAAATTCATTCGCATCTTTTGATAAGTTGTAGTTTACTGTGTGTGCTGTTGAGCACCCCACCATTCCAAGCATCACAGATAACGACACTCCAAATGCTAAAATCTTCTTTTTCATCTTCTTATCCTCTCTTTCCTAAAAATGGGTACAAAAATACCAGCGTCCTTAAAGCCCTGGTATCGTATCCTTTATTCCTTTTATTAATGCTGCCGCTTTCTTCATTGCTGAATTTTCTTCGAGATATTCCAAGTCCTTTAACGTAATACCCATACTTGGATCTAATTTCACTCCCCTAAGTCCTTTTGCATGCAGAACACCGTGAATATATCCTTCATTCTGAAGCATAACAAGAAGCGCATCTAAACGATTTTCAGATATTCCAAAATACTCTGGAATGAGCTGGCTTCTGTCAAATTCATCATAATCCATAGCTGCTTCCAAAAGCTTCAATATCTTATAAATAACCTTGAAATTATCCATCTGATCATCTCCTCATCTTCCAATACGCTGCTTTCCTTGGCCCGGTGGAGTTTTGTAAACCTCTTCTATAAGACCATGTTCAATATCTCCACCAACATATCCTTTTCCATACAGCTTATCTAAATGCGCCAATACTTCTTTGTCCCTGACAAGACTTCGGAATTTTTCTCTCTGAGGTTCATACTCTTCATATGTTTTGATTTGCAGAAATTCTTCTTTCAAACTCATCTTATTACCCTCTCAATAAAATCATAAATTTCCTGATGTCCATTTAACTGTTTCTTTTGATACAATCTAAATGGCTCCGAGATAGTTTCAAGCATCCGTTCAGTTTTTATGCTTCCATCTGCATTTATTGCTTCCGAAAGCGAATTTACATATACGCGCCCCTGGTATTCACTTACAAAGTGGTCTCCATGAACAATAAAAACTGTCTGCGGTTGTCCTGATGTGTTGTAATACGTTTCCTGAGTAATATCTGCATCTGTAAGTCCCTCTACCAGATACTGTTTATACGCCTCAACATCTGCCGGATGCATCATGCGATATTCAACCAAATGACCAAACTCATGATAGATATCTTCCTTTTCCGCATTCGATGCAGCATAAATAATACCATTCTCGTAATCACAGGCACTTCCGGGATTTCCCAAATCAACTGTTACATCTGCCATAACACTTTGTACCTTCGATGGTAATGTAGCATACGCTTCAATAACCGTATTCTTGTCCTCACGGACCTCTATGCCAGCTTTCTGTGATTTGAACTTTATATCTACGATTTTATCATCCGTAGCGGATGATTTCAATTCTTCTTTACTCAGAAACTGCTTCTTCCACTCCGCATAAGTCATGCTTTCTGGCACTTCGATACTATTGCCCTCTACATCCCTTGCGGCCCGTTTACCGTCTGTTGGTGTATCCGGATAATAGGGAACATCCGTACACCTGCAAAATGGATGAAAAGGCGGCATATTCTTTCCTGTTACCGCCTCTGCCACCGGATAGATCTTTCCGTCCAGTTCCCCGCATATTCCACAGGTCTTACTGTCCAATGTAGCCAGGATCTTGTATTTCTCCACACCGTCTTCTTTATACCCGGCATGCGTTGCCTCACTCATCACATAAGAACTCTCCGTATGCAACAGACGATAAGCATCAAACTTCTTGGCCTGCATCTTCTTTGCAAAGTCTTTTACCAGGTTCTGAGGCGGTGTGCCCTGGATTAACATGGTAGTCAGCGCTTCCATGATCTGGCCCTGCAGATGATCCTTCTGCTTCCAAAGTCGGTCTGAAAAGTTGGCACCATTAAATGGATATTTCAGCACATTTTCTATAGTTTGGGGCTCAATCTGGGCAAACTGGGAATGAAAACCACGGTACCGGTCAATATCATACCAGGTGCGATAATATGTATCCTTATACACATCACTCATCATCTTTTCGGATTCAGACTGATAATCAACTGCATACAGCTGCCTCAGGATCGCATCTACCTGGGCTTCCAGAGCCTGGTATCGTGTCATCCTGGCCTTAATGGACATATTATTGACTTTCTGGTTGTATTTGCCAATATTAGCCATTGCCAGATCAATAAACTCCCGAAGCTCCCCTATTTCTGCTTTATCAAGCCTTTTCTGGGCTTCTGTATAAGTCAGGCTATTTTCCTCTGCATAGCGCCAATAAAAACTTTCAACAGTCTTTTGGAGATCTCTTTTAGCCTGATTAAACGCTTTTTCCAGCTTGGTAAAATACTGGTTTACCGTCATTTCGCCAGCCTTATACGTTTCTTCCTGGCGCCTTTTCCAATAAGACATTACTCATCACCGCCCTGATCAGGGTTCTGACCGTCTCCTGCTTTTGGAAACATATCTGATAATTCGCCAATGCTGCTTTCTTCCTGCGCCTTTAACAGTTCCATTTCCTTTTCCGGATCTTCCACCCATGGATGATGTGCCACGATCGTTTCATCAGAAATAACACCTTTGCTCTGGGTTGCAATCTGAGATAATTCCTGGTCATTTTTAACACTGGTCCTGGTCCAGGTCTGAACTATGGTATCATCCTTGATCTGAATATTATTTAACCGGCAGATGCACCTTATAAACCGACCAAAACCCAGTTTAAATTCCGTCTCCTGCAGCCCAGCCTTCTGTTCCAGGAGGGAATACAAAAACTGCAGCGCAACTCCGGAACTGTTTCCAAAATTTTGAGGGTCCGGATCAATACCCATTCCCTGTTCAAAGATGCACTTCCTGGTAATCTCTAAAAGCTTTTCCCTGGCATCCACTGGCAGCTCGATTGTCAGTGTAGAGACACCCGAATGATCACCGTCTCCGTCACTTTCAATCTGGATAGCCTTATAATCTTTCAGATCCCGGAGGAACTGCCCCAGATCTGCGCCACCATAATTCGTCAGTACAAAGATCACTTCCTGGATATCTTCCAGGTCATTTACGAAACCACTGAACACCTTACAGTAGGTGTCGATCAACGGCTTGATGTTCTTCAGATCATCTGTATCAATGTTATTATTGAAGAACGGGAAAAAAGGCACCTCACCAGCTCCATGCAGATAACTTTCCGAGTAATCACATAATGCCGGATCTACCAAAAACATCTGATACGGCAGCAGCTGATCCAGCTCATCTCCGGCTCTTAACCGGTATGCTGCACACTCCGTCTCATTCCAGTATTCATAAATGATATAGGTATCGCCAGTTTCTTCATCAATATTCGGATAGCTCCGAAACACTCCCAGGAGTTCTTTCTCTAAGTTATCGGACCACACTGGGATCACCTGCTCCGCAGGAACTACTGCATACTTCCATGTTCCTTTCTCATCGTGCCAGACATGTAGCCAGCCAACTGTACAGTTTGATGCCTCAATACACAGGTCCTTACATATCTTAGGGTATTTATCCCCAAGAAACTTTACTAATGCCTTGTTGGCATTCTTATTCCCCAGATCAAAAAGCGGAGGCGCTGTGAACATGTAGGAAGCCTTCTGATTGACCAACAGGCCATGGAAGTTAAACGGGATCCGGTTATCCGCATTCCGCAAAGGCTTTTCTTTCTTCTCACGTTCCTCTTCTAACGGCGGAAACATGATATCTGTTTCATTTCTGTAATACGCTCTGGCTTTGGCTGCCTTCGCTATAAAATCGGTATGCCCCTGCTGATACTTCCGGATCAGTTTCTTTATCACTTCAATGTCCATTTTCATCCCCTCACTTCAAAATCTTAATTCCATTTATTCTGCGAATGATCGTATAGCAAAAATAGCGTAGGGCGTCCAGCGCGTGATCATGCTCTTTCACTGGCTTGTCTTCTCCACGCTCTCCCGCCTTCGCATCCCAGATATAGGACGCAAACTCCTTGATCAGATTCTCACAAGACTGGTCTATAAAAATAGAACCCGAAAGCAGCAGAGTTGCCACAAATCGGATTCCATCTAAAACATCATTTTTTGCTTTCTTTACTTTGTATCCATCCTTCTCAAGCTGGGCCTTAAAGGATGCTGCCGCCGGATCCAGGATTACTGCCCGGATTTCCTCTCCGGCAAGCCATACCGTCAGATCTTCGGAAAATTCTTTATCGGTTTTCTGCCGGCCCTTATCCCTGCCAGAGTAATAATACTCCCGGCGGCAGTACCACTTACCGTCAGCACCTTTGCTCCAAAGCAGAAAAGCCGTAGGGTTCTGAGTACCATAGTCACAGCTGACATACTTATCGCCACTCCAGAACTCATGCCCTGTTCTCTGACGATATTCTGCCGCGATTGTCCCTGTATCCACTACGTTCTTGTCCTGATCGAACATATCGTAGATGATACCTTCTGCCATTGCCCAGAATCCTTCAATGTAACGTTTGAAGAATACACCATTGTACATGCTCCGGTATCTGGCTTTGATTGCTTCTGACAGGCTCAGGTTATCATCCATTGTAAAATGCAGATATAGGAGCTTCTTTAAATTCAGCCCCACACCTTTTATCTTGGCCTCTTCCTGCAGCTTGACAACCGTTTTCTTCCCCAGATATCCAATGGCCTTATCGATCCAGTTGACCTTGAACCAGTGGTACGGTCCGTCCGGGTTGCAGTTAAACCAATACTTGGAACCTTCTACGGAGCAGCGGCCCGTTGCCTGGTTCACGAAACTCTCTGGCATTAACGCAACCTCATCACAAAACAGACCAGCCAGAGTAATACCCTGGATAAGGTCCTGACTGCGTTCATCCTTACCGCCGAAAATATAAAAGTAATTCGTGACACCATTACGAGTGATCTCTACCAGGTTATCTGCTCTGTGATCCGTAACTTTGTAGCCACGGCTTCTGAGCATTAACTTAAGCCAGAAAAGAACGTTCCTGCGGAAGGATCCTATCGTCTTTCCACACATTGCAAAGTTTTGACCGTTGAATTTCTCCATTGCCCAGAACATAAAAGACAGAGACATACAAACTGTCTTGCCTGATCTGATTGCTCCATCGGCTATGATACCGTCATAATCTTTTACAGGACTGTTCGGCAACCACCAAGTAAGTACCTGCTTCTGTCTGCGGGAAAACGGCTGAAACTTAAATACCTGGACCTTCGTTAAAACTCCACGCTGTTGCTTCATAGCCTGTAGCTTTGCCTTCATCCCAGCGATGCGTTCCTTAATCTTCATCCGCATCCTCCCACAGCCCCTGTGCTTCGGTATTCAAAGCTTCCAGAAAACCATCATTTTCAACTTCCTGCTCCTGGGCGCCAAGCTTCAATGCAGCCAGATCAACCTTCATGGTTTCAATTTCTAATCTGGCATCATCCACACTATACCGATGCAGCGCATCAATAGCAGCCTGCTTTCTGGCCTGTACACGGGTCAGCGCATCCTCAATGTTCTGGATCTGCCCCAGCTTTCCACGATATTCCAAAAGATCCGTTTCCTTATCCTTTTCAATACCTTTCTTATGGCCTACTGCGGTCATGCCGGTCTCACCGACAATGATCTTATCCTCTTTATCTGCTGCGTTGCGCAGCAGCTCGATCCGCTTAAGCATCCGGCGCTCTCTGACAGTCAGAAGCTGTATCTCCTGCATGAGAAGTTTTTGCTTATCCTCCGGCACTACCTGCACCAGACGCTGCTCTTCCGGATCCAGGCAATCAAAAAGGAGAGTCTCAAACTCTCCCGTAGTAACTGCATTCTTATTTTTTTCTGGAGCACCCGCTCCAAGAGCATTTTTGTTTCCAGGCTGACCGCCTTTTCGTTTCGCAACGTTGCGTTTCCTCTTTTGCAACGTTGCATTATCCCAGTCATATCTATTCTTCCAGCTTCGGATCGTTCCTTCCGGAATTTTCAAAAGCTCAGAAATTTCAATCATTTTCTTACCTTCCAGGAACAGATCTCTGGCCTGTTTCATTCTGGCATCCGGCGCTCTGGCCATGCACCACCACCTCTCATTCGTTTGTTTTTGGATATAGAAAAGTAAATAAACTATTTTTAATTTTAACTATAAAGAATAGCCGTCTGACCACAATATGGACATATAACGCTTTCCATCTGATCTTGTAAAATACCTTGTACAATTTGTACTGTACTTCCACAATTTGCACACTGAATTATTGAATCCATTTTCTTATCAAATACTATTAGAACATATCCCGGAATACCAAACTGTTGATCTGGAGACCAACTTCTTTCCAAGTCTATTTGTTTCATATAATTGAAATCCTTAGACGAATTAGGATCACAATAATAATACAATTTATTTTTTATTCCAATATAAACAATAAAATGAGATTGATTAGTTTTTTGTTCTTTTACCAACAAAATAGCGGGGATTTTTTCTTTATCCAGTTCTTCCAAAACATTTCTGCATGTGCTTTCTTTTGCTTTGTATCCCGTTGCACAAATCCCATTTTTTATAGCATATCTTATAACATCATGTGTACATGCATAAAACTGAGTTAACGAACCTGGACGCATAGATTTAATTTCGTTCCAAATATCATCTTGTGTACGAACGATCTTAAAATATTCAAAAATCATTTCTAAACATGCTGCTCCGCATTTCCAATTATACCCATCATTTTTCTGCTTTTTATGGCTAATTTTTATCATATAACCCCTCCTTTTTTTCATCATACTCCAAAATACAACAAAAAGGAAGCCCTCTGCATCCAACAGAGGCTTCCAAAGGAGAAGGAAATACCAATAGCAACTAAAATCATCGGAACGGAAGGACTCGAACCCTCGCTTAGGACACAAGCCATTGCTCTCCCTACTGAGCTACGTTCCAAGGGGGAGGCAACAAGCTTTCGCCTGCTGCCTGGTGGGGTTTAACGTAAGCCGCCGGCTGTATGCCTTTGGCTTCCACTTTATTCTATTACGAAACAAACGAATAAAACGAACTTTTTACACAATATTATGTTCTTTTAAATACTTGTCTCTAATCATCAGCCTTGGATAATCTGGACTATTACTGTATCCAATCTTTGCAGCAATCCTGTCCCACGTCATTCCCTCTATGTAAAACATTCGGAACACATACCGTGCCTGACCGTCTTCAATGGATTTTATCCAGTCCTCTACAGCCTTGCAGCGTGCTTTCTTGTTATTTAAGATCTTCTCGCGACGGTCATGTAATTTCCAGTCAAAACCTGAAACTGCTTTGGGCTGAGGATAACCTTTCCGGTAGTCCATAACAACGCTGACGCCGATCCCGTTATCCCCTTCCATCATTTCTACCAGTTCCAATTCCAGGACTACGATCTCTTTCTTAAGCTTCCGGTAACTGCTCAGAAGTTTCCTGGTTATCTTTATCTTCGCCAATGGTATCACCTCCTCGTAGTTTCGGATCCGGGCAAAGGCTTGTCCCCGCATAGGCTGGCATCCTGGCTGACCAGGTTGTAGGCTTCGGCCCGTTAATAATCTCATGGTCTGATGCGGCTATGGCACTTTTTCTTTGCAGCTGGTTTGCCTTTCTCTGGGCCTCTGACTTTACTAATCCCATTGTATTCTCTCCCTTCTTACGCATGGCAGCTATCACATACTCCACGTTGGGATTTACTCGTTTCCACATTACGCTTCTAATTCTTAATTTCCTCGTAATACCTCTTTTTTGCTTCGCTCAGGATTACCATGTCCATATTTAATCAATATCGCCAGAATAATCTTCATTCCACAAGGCTTCAAAGTTTTCAATCGTCCTTTTGACTGCATTCTCATAAGTCTCTGCTTCTTCATCAGACAAGCTTCGATTCGCAATCTCCGGCGGTTCAAGTCGAACTATTCCGTATTTTTCACGGATCATTGCTCTTGTCATAAGCCACCACCTTCCCAACTCTTAACTTACCAATCAAATCTTGCCATGTTCATAAACTCAAGTGGCATGGAACCACCAAAGAGATCATTAGCACCGTCGATAATGTCTGGATCTACTCCGTCCGCTTTCAGCTGATCGTCAAACATTGCATCATTGCAGATAGATCCATACTGTGTTCTCGAATGTTTCCTGATATATTTCTTTCCGTTACGTAATTCAAAAATCTCCGTACAACTGTTTTCTGTAGCCTCGATTGTATATCTCATGTATTCTTCCTCCAAATCTTAATTTTGCTTTATTCTCCATAAACAATATTCCTTGCAATCTCATACAGATACGGGTAATCATGAGGGTTGAAATTAAACCCATACAACTGAAAGAATGCATCATTGCTCATCTTGAACCATAATACAGCCCATTCAATTAAGCTTTTTCCTTTATATCGGCGTACTGCGTACCGTGCTTTTGCTCTACTCCGCGCTAAATTATGTACTTCCATGACATCCTCCCTGATCTTAATTCACCGCCATATAAATAAATGGCAAAAACAGGAACCACATAATATCATTTACTGTTCTCGGCTGGATTTCGCCGTACAGTAACAGCTCTAATCCCATCCAGACCAAGGCCAGGACTATCCAAATATATACAGCCTTTAATGTTCTATCCATTGACCTGTCCTTTCTTGGCTGACATCATGCTCTTATTCGCCGGATTTTCCAGTTCAATCTGTATACCCTGCTTCTGCGGCTCTTTTACTCCTGTCATGCATTCTCTGATGTATCTATGCGGCACATCACATCCCACCGCATTCATGGCTATTTCATACTGCGTAGCCTGTTTCATCAGTTTATAAAAATCTGAAAACTTCACCTGCACTCTGTCCTCTGCGCCAAACGTATCTGCTAATCCCATTTCATTTCCTTCCTCCATCTTTTTTCAAATGCTCGCATACTGTACTTGGTGCAAGCTGCATTTCCTCAGCGATCTGCTTCATGCTCCATCCTGCATTGCGAAGCGCTTTCATTTTTCCAACATCAATCTGCTTTTTGTTTGGTGCTTCTGGCTTTGGTGGCTCCGGCTTCTCCTTGGTTTCCACAGATGTCTCTGTTGGCTTCTCTTCCACAGCCTTCGGCTTTGCTACTTCTGCCGGTGCCTTCTCAGCTGGCTCTGTCTCTCTTTTTTCTTCCTCCAGCACAATCCGGAAGAACTCACATCCAGCCAGGATCTTCTTCAATGTCAGGAACTCATAATCATCCAGGTTCTTGGGTTCCGGTACTACCGGCTGGAGCACTCCCACCATAAGCCCTCTTTTATGCAGTTCCAGTGCCTCATCTATTGCAATTTGTTTTATGATCATTGCCCTTCTCCTTTTTATTCAACGGACACCATCTTGGTGCGGTTTTAATAGTTAATTTGTCATCATGTCTTCCTGTTCTGCAGATCATAGGATGAGGCTCGCATTCACTCCGTGCGAACTTGGCTTCATCATGAAAGCAGTAATAACGCCCTGGCCTTCCGTTCCCATCATAAAATTTTTTATAGCTGCAGTCTTTACAGTTCATTTCTTTTCCCCTCTCTGTATCTCTTTCAGCTTTTCAATTAAAGCTGTCCTGTTTACCCGGCAATCCCTAAAGAACTTTCCAGGCTCCAGAAGATACTCCTCATTTGCTCCATACCCTTCCTTGTACCTCATGGCAACATCAGCTTTCCAGTCATAGAGCATGGAGTGATACGTCTTGATAACGAAGCTTGTCCCATCTGGAAGATCATATCGGTAATACCGCTCACCGGTCTCCTGGTTATCGATCCAGAGTGTCCAGGTCTCATACGCATCAATAAAAGCTGCTCTCTGGTCATTGTTTTTAAGCTGTGGAAGCTCTGGCTGCTTCGGTCTATCCTTTTTCTCTTCCAAATCTTCCAGCTCACACAGCATGGAAGCCAAAGCACCTACTTCCAGCTTTTGCATTCTGATATGCTCATCTGACTTATCAATGCCGGGAGCTCTCAGACATTTGCTAAGAAGCTGCTTTTTTCTCTCCAGCAGTTCTCTCAGGATTTCCATGTCTGTACGTTCTTTCATTTCATTTTCAGAAGCTTCGGTATCCGTTTGCGACGTCGCAATCTCTTCCTCTGTCTCAGGGCGATCAGCCGAACTGTTGCATTCAAGCTTGCACTCCCCATGTTTGGCACACTCCCAGCAGCACTCATGGGCACAGTCTGTTCCACTTCCGGGCCGGTGCATATATTTTTCTGGCAAAGAACACTCATATTCTGGGCGGTGTAAGCAATGACCCATTTGCTGCTTTTCGGCAGCATCTATAGATTCATTCCGCTGCTCATTGGCAGCAGTCTCTTCCGGGAGCAGTTGCGACGTCGCAATCTCCGCATCTTCCTCTTCAACCAATTCCGTAATCGATATTTCCTGGCTAATAGGCTTACCTGCCACCGACTGGACCATATTTTCATCCTCTTCCACATCAAACAGCTCCGCCGTTGATGCTTCAAAGCTTTCCGCCCTCTCTTCCGGCATAACCCCAGGGATATCTTTTAACTCTGTCTGCCCAGGTATCTCTATGTAAGGGACTTCCTTTGGTCTTGCCATGCTCCGGATCTCCCGGACGGTCATATCCGGTGTGACCTGCTCCAGCTGCTCATCGCTCATGCCAAGCATCTCCTGCAGCTGGCTCTTACTGAAGTCCTTAAACCTATCATCTATGAGCGGACTGTTCCCGCCCCTGGAAAACCTTGTGTTCCTGGTGATGTACCTGGATGTGGCAGAGGCACTGAGACCAAACCTGTCCATGGCATACTCATTGACGTTCTTATATCCTGCTTCCAGATACAGTTCATTGTCCCTGATATGCTTCAGGTAAAATCCCGTTGCGATCACACTGCGTACGGCTGACTGCAGGTTGGACCGGATAAATACCTCTGCATCTTCCAGGGATACATCCCGGTACCACTCCGCGCCTGTATGTTTTACCACTTCCGGAGTATCCAGAACTGCTGTATTCTCTTCCATTTTCCTTCCCCCTTTTTTATCTGCGGTCGATCCGCAGGATAAACTCCCTGTTATCGGTATCTTCCACGATAAAATCATCTCCTGCCTTGCACAGCCTCATGTTGTCCAGCTGTGCGTTACTCATCGTGCACCAGAAGAAGCTCACACGTAAGATGCTCCTCATATAGGCTCTCCTGGCTATGATCTGGTCCTTGTCCATGATCTTTGCATAATACCCGCCGGCTCCCTGGTCAACTCTATGCCTTGCCAGCTCCGCCGCCTGCATTTCTTCCATCTTCTCCATCTGTACCGCCGCCTAACTGCAGCCTTCCTGCTGCCATTCTGATCTGGTCATCTAATCTCTGTCTGTTTTCCTGCCGGATCCCTGGCGGAAGCATTCCTACACGCTTCATCTCCTGGAGCTTAGGACCATAGGAATCACGGAAGAATACACGTTCCGCCATGATGTTCTCGCTCCGGCAGATGTTCTGCCAGCCAATGTTCTTCACCACGCTCCTGCACGGTTCCGGCAGGCTTTCCAGGGCTTCTGCTTCCTGCATGTACCCATAAGCCCTTACTGCCTTCAGGACCATTCCCCAGGCATCATCTATGCTTGGTGCTTCCGGATCCCCTGTCTGTGTACAAAGCTTACGGATCTCAGCTGCGGAAGGGAAGAAATTATTTGTAGCCATCAGCTGCCTTACTGCGTTCTTGCACTGCCCATAGGGGATATCCCCGATCAGTTCATACCAGATATCCATGGATGCCGCACTCTTTGTGATCTGGTTCCTGCCATAATACTCTTCCATGGCAGCTGCCAGTGCTGCGAATTCCCTCTTATCCATTCTCTGCCCACCTCCTGAGCCGTTCTGCCTTATCATCGGTTGCTCTTGCCGCTGTCTTTCCTGACTGCGACTGCATGTAAAGAGTTTCAAACTTTTCCCGGAATTTCTTGGTGCTCCGGATATTCGCCTTCCAGAACTGGTTTGTGACCGCATACTCCAATGCGGTGCGGATCTGCTCCTCTGTCCGGTGGTCAATGCGGAGCATCCGTTCAATGTGGACACACCACTGGGACCTTTCTTCGTCGGTTGCCGGAACCCTGGCTCCCGGGAATCCTTCCAGACAGGAATGGATCAGGGTATTGACACAGAGCATCTCAAAAGAATCCGGTGAAAACAGGGTTGCTGCTCCTGCTGCAACGCCACTCTCTTTATTTACTTTTATTTCTTTTTCTTTACTTTTCTTTTCTTTACTTTTCTTTATGTCATTTTTCCGGGAATTATCGTTATTCTTCCGGGAATTATCCTCATTTTTCCGGGAAGAATGAAAAGAAGGGTTCACTTTAATAAAGGGTTCCGTTTCATCCGCTTCCAAAAGCCAGAAACCCTTTATTACCACCGGTGTCTTTTTGGCGCGTTCCTTAACCGCCAGCTGATACCGTTTCTGTATTCCGGGTGAGGTGAGGATAGTGTCCGACTTGAAAAGTGTGCTGTCCAGTAGTGACCGTTCAAGCAAGAATGTCAGCACCTGCTCTATGAACCCATCTGAGAGATTCAGGTCTGCTGCCAGGATGAACTTAAAATCATCGTTCCATTCCATGTAGTAGCCTTTTTTGTAGATCTCGCAGAGTAAATAGATATATACCGCGATCCCGTTATTGCCAAACCTGGCACGCAGGATCCGGATCTTATTATCCGTGAAAAAATCGACATCAAGAGGAAAGTAACTAAGACCTGGCTTCTGCTGTCTTGGCATTTTCCTTTCCTTCCGTTATCTGCTGTCCAGCCTCCCACTCTTTGTAGAGCTGGATCCAGTCTTCTAATCTCATGGTGACCAGCCATTCTGACCGGTCCCTGCGGTGGAATACACACGGCTTTTCCCCAGTCCTGGCGTCCCTTTTGGACTGTTCCATGGCTTCCTGGAGGTTTAACCGTTCCACTCTCTTACATTCTATATGGATGCCTGGGAGACCGATCACATCCGCGTCACCGCTGATCCCGCAGAACTGCTGCCCTCTGCGGCAGTCATAGCCGTGGTCTCTTAACTTTCCGGCCAGTTCCCGTTCTCCACGCTTTCCTTTTTCCCGTTGTGATTTTCCCATAACGATCCTCATCTTTCTTTAAAAAGGGGCGGCGGTCAGCGAATTGGGTTCATGGTCCGCCCCTTCAGGTACAACACCTCTGGTCATTTAATATCGTGACATATAAAACTGACCTTCAAGGTAATAAAACAAGCTTTTTCAAACACAACGGATTATCCGATGATAGTAATGCGGTTTCTGAGTTCCATATCCTGTTCTGACAGGACTAACTCCAGATAATCTTTGATCTTTCTTACTGCTTCTGTCTTCCAGATGCCGCCCTCTGCCTCCACCAGCTTAAATTCTGGTGTGCCTCTGTCTCCAATACGGAATACAAACTGGCTGACCGGCTGTTCTACTTCCTGGAAGGTACGGTAAGGTCTTAACTGGACCGGGTTTGGTACGATCGCATCTGCCTTGGCTGCTACTCCCACAGTCATAGTTGCCACCTGGGTACAACCGTCATCGGAATAGGTCTGTTCATTCTTTCTTTCAATATTTCCGGCAAGCAGGAGCACTGCATCCAGATCCGCTGTTTTTGCAAAGTTAGCCTGCAGGCTGATCATAAAACTTTCCTGGTCGTACCACTGGTCAAAGTGGAAGCCGGAAACCTGGGCATCTGTTTCAAACAGGACCTCTCTTTTACGTTCCCCATCCAGGGCAGACATCAGCCTGACTTTTGTAGGACTTACTACATGGATGATCATCCTTCTGCCTTCCGTAAACTCTTCCCTGCAGTTTACGATGTAATCTGCCAGTGCTGAAAGGGTCGTGGCCTTTACAGGATCGGCATAATTAGCCGTATCATATCTTCTCAGTGTCTTGTTGGCATATGTATGGCCGCAGATCTCCACTACTTCTGTTTTCTCATTTTCCCTGGCAAGATCTTCCACATGCTCCAGGGCATCTTTTAAACCTTCTAACATCGATCATCTCTCCTTTACTCATTTATCTTTTTTATCATGCCTGCTGTCTTCTTAAGTCGATCGGCCCGTTCCTTCTGTCCTCAAAGATCTCACCGGTCTCCGGATCCACCCTTCTGCCGGGGCTGACCTCTTCATAAGCAGCTGCAGGGATCTCCTGTACCGGATTGACCTGTGGAAGCCTGCTTCCCGGCTCTGACATATCAATACGGCCCGTACTGGAGTCCTGTCCCACCAGGAACATGGTCTCCGCTTTCTTAAATCCGGCCAGTTTCGGCTTCACGTTATACTCTACCTTCAGGTTCCCACGCCCGGCCGGTTTGAACTTGATATTGATCGTCATTTCCCTGGCAGCTTCCGGATCCATGTTCGGATCCAGGATGTTCCTTCCGATCTGTCTCAGGGCCATGTTGAACTTCTCCTGCAGCCCGCCATTGCCAATGCTATCAAATGTTATCGCCATGCCTTGATCACCTCCTTTCTATCATGCTTTCTAATTGAAAAAGTCATCAGCTGCATCCATCTGTGGCTGTGGCATTGAAGGAACAGGCTGCTGCACATCTGCTTTTTCTTCAATAACCGGCTGTGTCTGCGGATCAATCACATCTCCTGCTGCATACTCCGGCTCTGCAGCTCCCATTTCTTCCGCTACATACATGCCTGCAAATGACTGCGGAAAAGCTTCCCTTAATGCCTGCACTGCTGCAACTTTCCGGATCATGGTTGCAGGCTTCTTGGACCACTGCGAATTAAGGCTTCCGTCTTTCTTCTTACCTGCATACTCATCAAAAGAAACCTCCATGCGGAAACTGTGACTTCTGTCTTTGCGAAATACTTCTGCATAGCCTCCCACTAATATTTCACCGGAAAGCTTCAACGTTCCCTGTCTGTAACTAATCTCACCTGTTTCTTCGTTCTGGACAATGATACCTGCTTCCATGCCGTCATAGCTTGCATGTGCCTCTGCCCTCTTGAAATATGCGTCCTTTCCAACTACCAGAGTAGCAGGCTCATTTCCATACTTGATGCAGTACGCTTCACGAAGCCATGGATTAAGACCGGTAAAGCGGCACAGGTTGATAAACATCGCAACTTCCTGATCAGATACCCTGTCCTTATCCCCGCTGATCAGATAATTCTTTACTGTTCCAGGTGTAAGTGTTACCTGCATACCGTTTGCCATATACTTTGTAGTTTCTACCTTCTGTACCGGCTTATTTACTAATTTGTTTGCTACTGCCATTTCTATGTCCTCCTCTTACTGTTTCGGTACCGGCTCAAACCGGATGCCGTTCTCTTTTAAGAATCCTTTTAACTTCATCAGCTGCTCCCTGGTGGCATAGACCCGGAAATCGATCACATTGACCGGCTCTTCCACGGTCTCCATTTTAGGTTCTTCTGCCTTAACCGGTCCTGCAGGATCTGCCTGTACGTTTTCCTGTCTTCCGGCTGCCATCACGCTCTCAGCTGCGGCTTTCCTCTGTGCTTCCTGCTCTGCCTTTCTCCTTGCCATTTCTTCCTGGTAAAGCCTGCGGTTCTGTTCCTCTGCCTCCAGCTGGTTTCTTTTTGCCATGGCCGCGCCGATATCATAAGTCTCCAAAAAGATTTTCTTCATATCACCGGCATAAGGGCTGTCCACTTCATTTAAGACAGCCAGGCCCTCATCCACCCTCTGGATCAGCGCCAGGATCTCTTCCTTAATGGACTTCATTGTAGTGGAAGCAAGGGCATATCTTGGCTGCATCACACGTTCAAACGGAAGATACTTGCCAATGTCATGGATGTTATCCTCATAGAACTCCCTGACCTTGGCGGTCTTTTCCTCACGCAGGCGTTCTTCATAGCCTTTGATCTGATCATCAATGTTAGAGGCTGCTTTCTGGATCATGCCTGTAATTTCCTGGACCTCTTTTCCGAACTGCTCATCCGGCTCCAAGAGCTTCTTACGGATACGGGTACGTTCCTTCTTTAATGCATCTGATACCTTATTCAGTTTGGCCCTGTCTTCCTTGGCCTTTTTAATCATGTCATCTGTATAAACAGAATTGGCATAGCTTTCTATTGCTGCTGCGATCTCCTTTTTAAGTTCGTCATAGTTCCAGTCGATCTTCTGGATAAAGCCCGTATCCTGCGGGCTGTAGATCTTCAATTCCATCATGTACGCTCTCCTTTTCCTATATTGCCGGGAGAATCAGATCCGGCCTGGTACCTGTGATCACACAGTTCCAGAACTTCCGTTCTGACTCTACCAGACACTCTATATCCTCCTCGACTTCTTTACGTTCAATAAAGTAATGTCTTGTCTCGATCCGCATCCGTTCCCCTTGTCCACTTTTGATCTGGGCCTTTAGGACTGCAAAATCGTATTCTGTTACTGCCAGATAATGAAGTACCTGGCAGAAGTAATTATCCGGGATCTTATCCCTCCATTTCTCCCACTGGGAACCCTGAAGGATGTTTGTGGTCTTGATCTCCAGGATCCCATGACGTCCGGTACTGTCCAGAAGCTCCCCGTCTAAAGAAGCATGCATCCAGGGATACTTAGAATTGGTAAACATGTTATCCGGATCATAAAAGACTTTGTATTCCGGATGATCCAACGCGAACAGCGCACGAAGATGTTCTTCCGCCTCTGTTCCATACTGGACATAATCCTTATCAGAAATGTCTTCCGGAAGCACCAGTCCTACCTTTTCTTCCCAGAGTTGCACGTTATCCTTATAAGGATTTAGTCCCACACAGGCAGCCGCATCCGAACCGCCTATATGGTTCTTTCTCCCCTGCAGCCACTCTTCCCGGCTGTTAAACAGCTTTTTAGTTACCATTCGTAAGCCTTTCTAACATCTTTGCTTTGCAGCTTTCCCCAACTTTTTCCATAAAAGTTGTCAACATAGCAATTGCATGATAATCGTCTTCTGCAAGAGTATTAATCGCATCTACCGTAGCATCTGCTAAACCTTGAATCATCGCAGAACTTCTTAATCCTTTGCCACCCATTACAGCTAACTGAATCTGCTGCTCTTCTTTCTTGGAACCCAAACCGATTGCCACAACCAGTTCACAGTCTTCAATTTTTCTTACTCTTCCGTCATCCAGTGTAATCTTCGTTTTTACCATCTTGCTTTTCTCCTTCTCCCTCCGTATAATGAGGGTGTAAAATGTTTTTATTACCGGACCTTCCGCAGTTACCGCTGCCTGGGTCCTTTTTTTAATTTAAACCTGTTCATCAGTAGCTCCCCCAGCATGCAAGCATGTATCCTACAAGCATTGCCGCTGCCGTAGCAGCTATCATTGCGGGAACAGCCTGATAAACTAAATCAATGATCCAGTCATTTTCTGCTTCAGCAATTCGTTTTTTAATAGTGACCACTTTTCTACGCCCATCCATAGAAGTAACCACAAAGCTATGCTTATCAGTTATATCAACACGGCTACCTGGCACTGATTTGAGCGTATATCTTTCAATACGGTCTTTTGAAATTTCTCTTCTCATATACACCTCATTTCAACGTTCTAACCTGACCATAACGACCAACTTCAACTTTTGGAAAAGCAGCTGCTTTTCTTTCCCGCGTTCGCTCCGGTGGATTTATTTCCATTCCACTATTGACCCATGCCTGAATATCTTCTGGCAGTGTATCAAGGTTGATCAGAATCTTGCGTCCACGGTGTACACTCTTTACAGTCCCCTGTGATACAAGAGCCCTGAAACACCGCAATGTGATTTTGCTTTCTGGATCCTGATCGATAAGCCAGCTATAAGCTTCCGGTATCCCTCTTAACCGCGGAATAATACACATTCTTTCTCACCTCCTACTCCAACAGCTTCTCAATGGGTAAATGAGAACCGTTAATATACTTGTTTTCCTTATCTCCCTAGTGATATACTTTCCATACAGGCGTTGCAGCGCCGAGTACAAAAGGAAGGAGAAATTACCCATGGATTTCAAAATCAAAATAAAATGTCATAAGTGCATGTGCAAATTTGAACTTCGACCTGAATCAATCAATTGCACTAAAATTATTTGTCCTAATTGCACTTCCGAAGTTAAACCCGAATATTCTGCACATATATTAAACGGAATAAGAGAACTTAGTCTTGTCCCAGAAAGCTATTCCGACGATGATGAACTCATTTATCCGCAAACAGGTTTTTCTTTTGAAGTACAACACTATTCATCGATACAAGGACTTAAAGAATAG